GGATTGAACTGCGCGGCGACCTGGGCTTCCAACGGACGAATACGCTCGTCAACCAGGGCGAGCGTCTGCATCAGCATGTCACGCACGTCATATAACCCGGCCAAGGCTTCCTCCCGCGACACCTCGGGCCAGGTCCAGCTCTGTGGGACTGCCAGGACCAACGCAACGGAACCAAAGGGTAACGGCTTGTACCCCGCGGCGTGCCAGTACGGCTCGGCCTGTCTGATGTATTCTGGCAGATCGAGTGCCGGCGATGGGTGATAGTCGTTCATACTTCAGCCTCCCTGTTATGGCGAATATGGCGAAGCTCTCAAACTTTTCGGAACAGCCGGCTCAACCGCCCGGTCACGATGAACCAGTAACCGAACAAGACCACCACCGCGGCGATTAGGGCGTTTCCCAGGTCGTTCCGAGTGATATTCTGGGACCACATCAAGTACCACAGGATCAGATACCAGAGGACGAAAAGCCCCAGCGCGGTTCCAGTGTTTTTCCAAACGCGTCTCACGGCACAGCTCCCGCGACGATCGCCGCGTTCGGCCCTATCGCCTTGTGGTTGATCGCAGCGCGCAGATGCCCGGGCGTGAGATGCAGGTAGTTCCGCTCCACCGTGGCGATCGTGTCGCCCATCACCTGCGCGATGTCCCACAGCGAGACACCGTTCATCGCGGCGAGCGAGGCCCACGTATGCCGCAGCACATGCGGCGTGACCCACGCCATGCCGAGGCCCTGGGCGAACACCCGGAACGCCCGGCGTAGGCACGCCGCCTCGCCCAGCACACGCCCTGTAGCCTCGCCGGAGGCGTCGCACGGGGCACGTCTGCGCGCCGCCTCCAGCACGGGCAGCAATCGATCCGAGATGGGCACCAGCACCCGGCGCTTCTTGGTCACCCGCCGGCCGGGGACGCGGTAGTCGATGCTGCCCCGCACGAGATCCACCCGATCCCAGGTGAGATCGTAGATGGCACCGCGACGGGCCGCGGTCTCCAGGCCCAGGGCGACGAACAGCATCACGCGCTCGGCGGACTTGACCACATTGCCGTTTTGGCCCTGCGCCTGGGACCACTGCGTCATCGCCTGGTCCCAGAACCAGCTCTCCTGCGTGGGGTCCAGGAACTTCATCCTCGGCGATCCACCGGGCGGTAGCTCGATCTCCGGCACGTCGGTCCGCGTGATGAGCTTCTTCTTCGCGGCCCACAACAGCACCGTCTTCAGCCCGCCCAGCTCCCGGCGGATCGAGCCGTTGCTCACGCCACGTCCTGCATAGTCGTGCAGCCTCGCATCCGTGAGCTGGTCCACGGTGTATCGTCCGAGACGCTGCCTGATGGTCCGCAGCACATACGTCCCGGTCTTGGCTTTGCCTTGCGGTGCGACGTACTCGAGCCACCGCTCGCATAAATCTTCGACCGTCAACGCGGAGGTTCCCCGTTGCCGCGCGACACTGGCGCGTTCGCTGTCGCGGAACGCGTTCAGGATGTCCTGCGCATCAACGTGATCCTTCGTACGGCACGAGATACGGCGGGTCTTGGTGTCTCCGGTAGCGTCCTTTTCGCTGAACCAGATTTCCCAGTAGCCCTGACTGTTGGCCCTGAGCCGGCTGGTCCTGACACTGACCGGATCACCATTTCGTCCGCGCGAAGCGCGGGCGAACGGATCGTTCGTTCGTGTAACCACGTCATCAGTCCTTCTTCGGGTATGAGTACCGGCCGGCCTGGCAGCCAGGGCAGCCCGGCATCGCGCCTAAGCCGCGCGACCTTGTGTTTTGTGCAGCGCAGCAGCGCGGCGACTTCGTCCTGCGTGAGCAGTTTCAAAGTGAAACCTCATGCGCGCGCGACCGAGTGAAGCGAGGGAGCGCGTGCATGCAGCCTCAAGCCGCCCCCATGACGGTTTCCGGCCCCATCATCGGGCCGCGCAGCTCTGGCTCAGGCTTGCCGAACGAGCGTCCCGAAGGCGGCATGGTCGTCTTCATGGCCTGGCGCTCGTCCTCCTTGACCAGCTGCAAGATCCTGAGCGCGGTCTCCCAGTCGAGCGTCCGATCGAGCAGCAGGTGCGCCTTGTTCGGTTCGTCGACCGCGGCGGTCAGCCGCAGGTCTGCCACCTGACGCCGCGGGACCACTGGCGGGTCGGGCCGCTCGATGGTGAGTTCCTCCACCGAGACACCCACGGCTTTGGCGAGCAGTTCCAGGTTCTCAGGTTCAGGATAACTGGTCCCGGCGAGATAGTGCCCGATCCGGTCTCGGTTCCGGGCCACGTCGTAACCGCGGCTGTCCTTGGTGGTCCCCCAGATCCGCCGAGCGACCTCGGATGCGGAGACTTTCTCTTTCAACATGGCTTGCTGCAATGTCTGCGCAAATGGTGCGTACTCGGATCGAGGTTTATTAAGCAAGGTTTGTCGTGTGGCCCTTCGTCTGGTCCAGACCTGGGCATCTTGATCCTCCCCAGCGACAACGACGTTTTGTGTTGGACTGTCTTGTGCATGAGGCTGAGCATCTTCGGCAAGCGTTTTCTTGGCACGCCTGTCTGGGGTTGGGGTGGCATTCATGGGAGTGGTGCCTTTGTGGTTATTTGCATGTTCAAGGGCGGCTTGTTCTTTATCAACAAAACTGTCCACATCCTTGAGGTTTCAGGATCAGGACGCTTGAGATAATAAGGTGCCCATACTAGAAACACAACACTTTGTGGTGTAACCCCTACAAATTGTAATGCAGCAACTCACGCGCGCTGGTCGTGGTAGTGTAACCATTAACGGTGGTTTAACGACCTTTTGCGTGCAACCGTTTTGGTGGATAGTTCTGCCCTAGTGGTGCATTCTGTCCACAAACCACCACATGACGGGCTATTGACGGTTGGCTGACCCCAGGACTTGCGGTCTATCAAAACACTTTGGAGGTAACAAAATGGTGACCCTCGACGTTCCCCACGTCTTCCGGGTGTTTCGTGGGCCGCGTGGTGTGCTGAACGTGTTGGACAGGCACCAGCCGGCCCACGGCCTGACCTACAACCGCGTGCAGATGTGGCAGCAGCGCAACACGATCCCCTCGAAGTGGGTCGGGGCCGTCCTCTATTGTGTCGAACGGGAGGGGCGCGAGTGCCGTGAGTTCCTGATGGATCAAGACGAATTTGCCGTGCGGTCCCGTAGTGCGCGCAGCAACACGCGAGCGTAGCGAGCGTGCGCGTCCTGGGAATTGACCCTGGCGCCGGGGGCGCCGTCGCCATGTGGGACACCGATTTGTCGGCCCTTGTCGTGTGCGACATGCCCAGCCAGACGGTCCGTGTAGGCCGCGCCGAACGCCGCCAGATCAGCGAGGCGCAGCTGGCGGACACGCTCCGACGCTATGCCCCTGACGCCGCCTGGATCGAACGGGTACACGCGCTGCCCAAGCAGGGCGTGACCAGCTCGTTCTCATTCGGCCTGGCCTATGGCCTGGCACGTGGCGTGCTGGCGGCCCTGGGCATCCCTGTGACCCTGGTCACGCCCAACGAGTGGAAGCGCAGCTTCAGGATTGGTCCCGACAAGCGCGAGGCCCGACTGGTTGCCTCGCGCTTGTTCCCGGCGAACGCTCGGGACTTCACGCGGGTGCGTGACGACGGCCGGGCTGAGGCAGCCTTGCTGGCCTTGTTCGGCGCGCAACAGAACAATTAGAACGGAAATGCCGGCAGGATGGGCCTGCCGGCATCACCGAGGAGTACGAACGATGGGTAGAAGCCATCGGCGGCTCCGGCTGCGGATTGTGGTGGTCCTGATCGTCAAGGTCAAGATCATTCGGAAGTAGCCGGAGGGGCCGGTCTGAGAGGGCCGGCCCGCTCCTGCCGGTTTTTCTTTGTTGTTTGTCGTTTTCCATATTGACAAGACAAACGACACCACCTCAGATTAGTCCCTGTTGGCCCAAGTTGTGTGTTTCCTTCATTGGGGACCACAAACTGTGGAGGGGACTGCTTTGCCGTCTGCCTCGATACCGCCGCTTCGAGACTATCAGGACCACGGCGTAACCTGGCTGCGGGACAAGCTCGCACAACACAGGGCGGCCCTGCTGGCGGACGACATGGGCCTAGGCAAGACCCGCCAGGTGCTGGCCGCGGCGCACCACCTGGACGCCCAGCGCATCCTCGTCGCCTGCCCGGCCGGTGCCCGCGCGGTCTGGCAGAACGAGATCGCCCGCTGGCTGCCCGCATGGTCCGCCCGGGTGTTCGTCATGGAGCCGGGCGTCAACATCGCGCAGGTCCAAAAACGTCTTTCCGACCCAGCGCCCTTGGTCCTGGTGATCGCCTACGACGAGCTATCCAAGCTCGACAGCAAGCTCCCGGCCTACCTGGCGCAGGCCGCCTGGGACCTGTTGATCGTCGACGAGGCGCATTACCTCAAGAACTTCTCCAACCGCACTAAGGCCCTGTACGGCACCGCTGGCGACAACGCCGGCATCCAGTCGTCATGTAAGCATGCGATACTTCTGAGCGGCACGCCCACCCCTAATCATGCCGGCGAGCTGTGGCAGCATGTCCGCACCTTCTGGCCGGGCACGATCGTGCTCCCGCGTAAGGGCCGCCCGATGACGCAGCCCGAGTTCGAGGAACGCTACACGCGTTACCGGGACACGGTGTTCGGCCGCCAGGTCACCGGGTCGAAGAACCAGGCCGAACTCCGAAACAAGCTCACGCCTATGGTCCTGCGGCGCCGCAAAGACCAGGTCCTGCCCGAACTGCCGCCGCTGATCCTGCAGGACATCCCGCTGGATCAACCCAAGGACCCACGTCTCACGCCTGCCGCGCAGGCGCTCGCCGGCCGGTTGACCTGGTCCCTGAGCAATCAGCGTATCAGCGATGACCTGCTGATCAAGGCGCTGCACACCCCTGATGCGCAGCTCACCACCCTGCGCCGTGAACTGGGCGAACTAAAGGTCCAGCCCACCATCCTCTGGGTCCAGGAGCGCATGAACAGCACGAACAAGATGCTCTTGTTCGCGTGGCATCACTCGGTGATCGAGCACCTGCGGCGTGGGCTGGAGGAGTTCTCACCCGTGACCATCACCGGCGAGACCAGCCCGGTGGGCCGCGCCAACGCCATCGATATGTTCCAGCACCGTCCGGGGGTGCGCCTGTTCATTGGCCAGGTCCTGGCCGCCGGGACCGCGATCACGCTCACCGCGGCATCCGAGGTGGCGATCGTCGAGCCGTCCTGGGTGCCAGGCGAGAACGTCCAGGCGATCTGCCGCGCGCACCGTCTGGGTCAGCGTGACAGCGTGCTGGCCAGCTTCCTCTACCTGCCTGGCACGCTGGACCAACGCATCATGGCGACGTTCCGCCGCAAGGCGTCCGAGATCTCAGAACTCCAGGGAGACGATGTACATGCAAGTGCAACTCACGATGACGTTCGACGCAAGCGAGACGCCGGATCTCGCCAACCGGCTGGAGACGATCATCCACGCCGCGGGCAACGTGACGGTGGTGCCAGCGTCGGGAAAGAAGTCACCCGATCCGCAGCAACAGCCGATCTCGCCAGGTGATCCTTCGGCATCGGGCCTAATGTCAGCGGTGTCAGCGGACGCGCTCAAGGCGCAGCGTCAGGCGCAGGCGGCGAACGCCCGCGCGGCGAAGGCGAACAAGGACCGCGTGTCAGGTGCCGCGCAGCAGGCGCCGGTCGATCTCTCCGGGACCAATGGCGTCGGGGACCAGGCCGAAGGCGATGATCCTGATGCCGCGGACGACATGGGCCTGGTCCCGCCGTCGATGTCGCCTGGCGAGGCGCGTGACGCGGCCCTCGTCCTGGTGCGCGAAGCCTATTCATCGGGCCACACGGCCGAGGTGAAGGCGCTTCAGAAGCAGCTCAACGTCGCCAAGTTCTACGACGTGCCGCCCGAGGACGGGCATAAGTTTTACCAGCAGGCGATGAAGCTGGCGCAAGGCGTGGGTATCCGCCAATGAGCGCGGCAGCTATCGCGAAAGCAATAGCGGCGCTCGGTATGGCCGAGAAGCAATTCACGGCCTACGCGGAGCATCATCACGCGAAGGGCGCTGATGACAAGGCAGGCACGAACTACGGATTTGCGACCCTATGTGGGGACGCTCTGGAACACATGCGGTTATTTTTCACAGACGGTGGGTGGGTTAGCACTATGAGCGGTGAAGACCCGCGTGTCCCGACGCGCATCGTCACACAGCTCGCGGTGTCGGCCGCCGCTGGCCACCGTGATGTTCTCTATGCCCTTGGGTCCGATGGCTCTGTCTGGCGGCTGGTTGTCAAGCTGGACCAGACCTGGAGCCAGCTGCCATCGCTGCCGACTACGGTAGCTCCGCTGCCTGCCGACAGCGCCACAGTTCCGGTCGCATGAAGACCCCGGCGCACTCTCTCCTGGGCGCGTCAGGCGCATATCGCTGGCTGAACTGTCCTGGCAGCTTCCAACTTAGCCTGACCGCGCCGTATCGGCCCTCGTCGATCTACGCGGTGACCGGGACGGTCGCGCACGACTACATTGAGAAGGCGGTGCGCGATGCGATCGCTCAGGGCCGGCGTCCTGGCGAACTGATGGTGGACCAACAACGCGAGCTAGGCCGTGTGTGGTCCCGCGAAGGTCACGCCGTCACGGTGGACCAGGACTTCATCGACGGCATCAACGCGATGCTGGACTACGTGCGCGAAGCTGCCACGCAATCCGATTGGTGCAACGTCGAGTTCCGCATCGAACTGGATGATTATTTCCCCAAAGCCAGTCCGCCGCCGGTCAACCTGTTCGGTCGCGTGGACGTGGCGCTTTTGGACCTGCTCACCGAGACGCTGGAGGTGATCGACTATAAAAACGGCGCTGGTGTGATCGTCACGCCGATCGAGAACCCGCAGCTGCTGTATTACGCCGCCGGCGTGCTGCGTGCGCTTCCCGACAACCAGCGCCGTCAGGTCCGCCGCGTGAAGCTCACGGTCGTGCAGCCACATGCTCCAGGCATGAACCCGGTGCGCTCATGGGAGACCACGGCGATCGATCTGCTCATGTGGGTGGACGACACGCTGGTCCCCGGCGTGAACGCCTGCGCCAGGGACGACCCACCGCTGGTCCCCGGTTCATGGTGC